GCCGGATTGATTTGCACATCGATCCCGGAGATGTCACTACCAAATACTCTCAAGTATTGTGGTTTAGACAAGTACGTGTGAGGTATGGTGTGTGATGATGTATCCGCACGCGGCAATGACCCGATAAACATTGGTCGTACAGAAGGAGCCATTCGTGAAGTCGTGTCACCAAAATACGACAATTGCACTGCTGACGGTGTGTCATAGTTTCCTGTCGCCTCTTCCGGTGTCGCATCCTGTGATGCGGTAATCGATGAGATGAAATCCTCTGTGTAGCTCACGCCTGCATCAAGTGCCGCACCTACTGCGGCTGCTGCCAATATTTCCGACCCTGATTGGGCCTCGTATTCGGTAACTCCTGGCCCATAAAACTTCAGGCCTTCAATTTCCATGAAAACTTGCATTTTAGCTGGCGTCGTGATTGAACTCACATACGCAGAATAAACATTTGTAAACCAAAACACTGGATAACCAACTGGTGGTCGACCATCTTGCGTTGCTCCACGGTTGGCCAACCATGCCATTTGATACATTGGAAATTTGTACGTCCATGGTATGGTTATTGTTACGTCTTGAGCGGCACCCAAGACCATGAGTTGTGATTCTCTGCTATTAACTAGTGCTGCTTGAAAGCACGTATTTGAGTTCCACACATCTATTGTTCCTACAACATCTTCGTCGTACCAGTCAGCGTACAAAAGTACGCCTACATGTACGCCTCCAATAATACCTTTTGGATTAGACATTGTCACACGAAGTTTGATTGCATCGTATGAAAAGCCAAAAAAGGTCTCATAAGGGTTCACAAAAGGTTTCCAGGCCTTAATGTTGTCAAAAAGAGCCAAATAACCATACTGTGGATCAGCGGGCCCTATATCGAACCCATCATTGGCATTGTTTAATGAATTAACATCAACAATACGCGTTGTTTGCGTGACTGTGTCACCAAGAACTGTTGCATCTCCCGATCGAACTGGTATTATCAGATCACTTGCTGTAAGTGATGCTGGTCCCACCCATTCAGACAAGGTCGATGTCGTCTTGAAAGCTATTTGTTCATTCTCTAAAGTCTCACTCATTATATTGGTAAGTCGATTGAGGCTCAATTGGCGAGAGCTAGCCTGTTCTTAATTATAGACTGTTGCGATTAAAGTCCGCCGACTGGTTTGCGTGTTATTTGGGCCCGCCGACCGCAAGTACCGCCTCAATAAATTGAAATCTTGTATCCAACGTTCTCACGTATAATGGATGCATTCAAATGAAGAGGCAAGTTGTGTTGAACAATAAAAGTGTCGAGTGCATTAACTACACCCATTGCTTCCTTGCTAGGGTATTCTGTCAACTCGCGTATTACATTATCCAGATTGATTTGTAATTGTTGCATAACATACGACATGCTCATGCAATTAGCAGGAACACGCACGTAATACAATTGACCTAATATGCTTTCCATCTTCAGTGGTGCATAATATATTCCCTTGCGTTTGACTATTCCTCGAGAGAGAAAATCTGCATCTTCGATGTACGTTTCCACGTCTTTTTCACCAAAATCGAGACTTTTATCACCTCGTGTTGCCACAATATTGAAATGTTCCAGAAATCCAGCTACCAAAACAGGTGTATTCCACCATGTTGCTCCCCATACACACGATATATTATCATCTGAGTACAGAGAGCACCTAAATTGTCTTAATGCCTCCTTTGCTTCAATTCCTTGCTTCTTAGCAGTGGATATTAATATTATGCAATGAAAAATCCAATTGTTGATAGTGTTCCAGAATGTCGTTAGCCAATTACCAGACGAATTTCCTCGATTATTGAGTCTACCTCGTCCCATGGCAAAACGAATTGCTTGAATACATGCTATAAATGACCACGCAGCTCGTTGCATAGCTAAGGGTCCTGCATTCCGATAAATTTTTCGTAGCCATGGTATGACTAACAGCGTCAAAATGAGTGTTGCCACTCCATCCCAACCTTTGATGTCACAAAAAGCCACTCGCTCTTTTCCGAATCGCTTCATGGTGTGCCCCCACATAGATCCTGTGGGATTGATTCCACACGCTGCAGGTGTGTCCAATGACATCTTCTTGAGTTTATAGACCAAATGGCCTACAGACTTCTTAAGATTCACGTTGTCCACAAAATCGGCAGGATTAAAATTACGAGTTTGCTTGGCTTCAACTCGCTTGAGATCTCGTGTCTCATCTTTGAGTTTATCCGTGCATATCATATATGTCATATTTCCTTTCGCAAATTCTTTGTCACATATGTCCAAAATTACGTCCAACTTTTTCCTGTCGGGGCCTTCTGGATCAGCCAATTGTGGTTTATTAATACCACAAAAAGACAAAGTTAAACCAGGAGATGTTGAAAAATCAAATCCATCATGCATGTCATTGGTGTACAAAGCTTCATCAGTTGTCAACATGCGGCACCCTAGCAAATCTTGAGTCCTGCCGTTGGTGAACATGTCCATTATCAATTCGCCATGTTCTACGGCTATCTCAATTGCTTCCTCTGATGTGGTAAAAACGTTACTGTTTCCTTTTTCTTTTGTGAGTGCATTGAAATATGCTTGCATTGTTTGATCTGCAGGTGCCACTGATGCACCCCCATTGAACTCATATTCAGTGAATGGTGTTGGCATAAATTGCGTTTTGCCTGTTGGCACCGTTGATACTGTGGTGTGAAAGTTGTCTCTACCTGTTTCCGCATTGACGGAATAAGTATAAACACCTATCGGGTGCGTGTCAGTAAACGTGATGTCTTCTCCACATTGCGCTTCCAGTGTTGGTTCCAACATTTCTCGCGTAACGCACATGCTGACCCCTGTCTTACTGGAGGCTGAACCGGCCATGTGCATTCCCAATACGAAAAGATCATTTTCATTGGGTGTAAACATAAGTAGATTGCCACACTTACCTGGCGCTGCTGCCAGCCAAGTGTAGTAAAAACTCTCACAGTCATACACTGTACGCGTGCCAAGCAAATTAACTGCAAAAGCTCTATGCTGCAGTCGCAAATCCGTGACTGCGTCCACGCATTTCGTCAAAGCGTTGGTGTCATATGTTACCATAGTGGGGCCATTGAATGCTGTCTTCTTTCCCATTTGTTCCTTTGTCAAAAAGTACTTTCGTATATCTCCATGACGTGTTGCGCACGGTATTTTGACATACACAAAATCATCGTTTTGATAATCAATGGTACACGATATTTTCGATATTGTTCGTGGGCCTATGTTGGTTTGTGACAATTCGTATGGTATTAAGGTGAACGTACTTGCACACGCATGCCAAACATGAACATTTGTAAATGCATAGGCTCCATGCGAAAAAGTTAGCGTTCCTATAACTGCATTGTTAGACACTATCAGAAACATGTTTCGTGATATCTTGTATCGCATGGCATCATGTGAACCACTTTGGGCCTGAAACGTTGGATTCTTCTGCTGCCAACGTGACAAAACACTCTTATTACTTGCTGGTGCGATGCGTTGTTCTTTCTCATCACGACTTTGCAAGTCATGAACAAGTGATTCACGCTGTTTGTCTGTGAGTCCGGACACGTCTATCTGACAATCATAATCGTCGGACATGCCACTACTGACCCATTTCCACAACTTGACTAAACCATAGATAATCATGCTGGCTATCGAGAAGAACACCACTGTGACACCCATGTTACAGAAAAATTTGATGTTTCCGGTGTATCTCTTTGCGCGTTCTTTGGTCCAAAAACCTGTATATTTGAGCAGGTGTGCCAAATATCGGACATCCTCAGGACTGGTACCATGCATATTCTGTAATGCTATGAGTTGAATCGTGAATGTACGTTTATGTGCAAAACCTTCACCATAATCATAGTAATGCTTTGCTGCCATTGAATCTAAAATCAAATTATAGTCGGCTACGTCCGTATAAGTGTGCTCATCGTCAAACAAACACATATCATACATGCGCTTGAACCAGTTTAAGTTTCCTTTCGTATATGCTGCTAAACACATCGATCGAACCTTGTCAAGGCCGTAATACTTGGCTAATGCCACGACTCGAAGTTCGCTCATTGACGTTTGTCCTGTTGCTATCAGATACTCCAACAACGGGTTATCTGATGTTGCTATCATTGTGTGCCATGACATAAACCTATGTATACTTTTCCATCGTTTAGGGTAATTTGCCACTTCTGATTGAAGTTCCTTGATACCTCTGGTTATTTGTTCTTCATCTGTTTCTGGTTCTTCATCGATTCCACCAATGTGCGCATCAAAATCATCCAATTCCAAATTACGTTCTAAGTAGTCAAACTCGCCGTGTCTCTTGGGCACGTGTGTTCGTCGCTGGTGTTCATCTGCTATTTCTTCATCAGTACGCATTTCGTGCAAATCGCGATAACGCTGAATTTCGTCTGCATCGTCAATGTCATTTTCGAGCCATGGAATTTCTTCATCATACTCTTGTTCTACATCTTCTCGATGCTGGGCTCGTGATAGTCGCTCGGCATTGCTGTCGTTTGCTCCCACGAAGCGAAGTGCTATTTTTCGTTCCAATGCTGCTTTTCTGCGTCTGGCATTTCTCTTTGATCTCCTATTAATCATATTCAATCGTTTAGATTGTGCTCTCACATGCCGCTCTTCTTCTTCTCTTGAGAAAGAGAAACGAACATTTGGCTTGCGTGCACGAATTCCAATCCGCACAGCCCTACTTGATGTGATGTATGCTTGACGCAATTCCATTCCACCATCTGGGGCCTGCTCTGATTTGACATTTAGCGAATAACTGTCAGCAAACGTCAGTATGCACAAACAATTGTAAATGATCGCCATTAATTTGTTTCTATACATATATTGGGTGTGCCGAGGGTATTGCGCACTGATGGGTTTAAGATCAAATGAACATCCCGTTAGTAATGACAACATTGCTGTCAGAGGTGGTCCTTGTCTTACCAAAGGACGTGAGTTTTCTTGCAAGTTGACACATGTTCGAAAATACTTGATGAGATGTTGCGCTATTGCTATGGATTCTACTGTCGTTACTGGTGGGAAGTCGATTATATTTTTGACGTCCGTAACACATAGATTAAATCCGTCACGAAATGTTATCCTCTTATTAGGTCCTTGCAACACTGCTTCAAATGTAGAAGTGTTTCGCATAAGTGCATCGGATCGGACACACGTCGCTGGCGTTATCGCCGACGACAGTCTTTGTGCTAATGTGTCGGTATAATTATCCACCACTAGCTTTGAGGCTGGTGACGTTGTCATTGACTCCATGTATGCCATAGCTACAAGTTCCAATACTTGCACATATGTCAAGACATTAGTTCGCAATGCACCACCAAGTGGTGTCTTGGCTTGAAATTCTGCTGCTATCCTCTGGCAAGGTGCCAAGGACGGTGAGCTATATGCTCGTAATGATTCTTGATAAAATGAAAACCTTGTGTGCTTGTGCAAATCAAAAACTTCGTTTTTGTTACATGTCGATATCACTCTTAATGGTAACGTACAACGTCGCCAAAAAGCTGTCTGCGTCACTATTCCTATCAAAGGGTTGGGCGCGTTTGTTGTACATACGACAAATGGACTATCGAAAAACAAAGTTCCTTTGTCTTCGAATGCTGTATTTAACAGAAGTGGTTGATCATCCATCAATTCAAACAAATGACTAAACCAGGATTGATTCAATACTGGTGAGTTTGGTGAATAGAGTTCTTCTAAACAGTAAAACATTTGATGTGAATACCCATTTGCAAAATCGGGCTTTTCGCCAACACATGATCGCGACATTGATGATGATCGTGTCAAGTGTTCTTTAAGGACATCACCAATTGGTGACGTCGGTGCAACAATGGTTTTCGATATCACTGTAGTCACGTCTCGTATAAGATGCAACTGAGTCAATGTTTTACCACATGCTGGGCTTCCCGAGAAATACAAAGTCACCGGTCGCGGTCTTCGCACTCCTGCTTTGGCTAGAGAGCAGTACTGCCTGATATATTTTTCACATATGTCATGAATTTTTGTGATTCCGGCTCCATCTGGTGGGGAGAGCATCATCATTTCACAATACGTTCTCCTAACGTGTGCATGCGCTGTTCGCATGCCTAATACTAAGGCCGGATCTGGACATGTCATTGTAGACAACTGTTGTCCATGTGACATGACGATTTGGGCTTGTTTCTTGAAGGTACTTCGAATTTCTGATTCTTTAAAGAATTGCTGTCCTGTAAACAAGAAATAAGTATTGTCAACTATGTATCGCGCCCATTCAGTAGCGCCTGAACTTTTGGCTGTTGACACATAACGCATCAAAGACTGAGTGCGCCATGATATTTCGTCGAATGGTATGGCTTTTCCTACTCCATCTACGCTGGCAAATAATGCCACGAGAGAAGTTGTCATCCAACCCATTGCTGAAACTGTCATTGTTATTGGATCTCCAATATGTGCATCAAAGTCTAATGGTTCTGAACCTTCTATTGATTCCCCATCTGGCGTTGTGGTTGTTGTTTGATCGCCAGTGGATTGTGAATTTTGTGGTGCTTTTGGAAAGTCCCACGCCATTTTTCCGTCTTCTTGTGTTGTCCAGACGGGAGTACTAGCTGAAAGATCATCTAAGATAATTTCTTCACCTTTAGCTAGTCCCAAATAGACTAATAATTTCGAGAGTGCACGCTTAAATGCATTAAACAAAGTGCAATCCTTTGTAAAGTACTCTAAAATACTCTTAAGAATTTCCTTGATTGCATTTATTGCTTGCATTGCTGTGTCTCCTAAATAACTAAACAGTTCCTTAACGGACTGCCATAATTTCTGGAGACCTTCACGAGCAAGGGCTGCGCCTTGTGTTGCAAAGGCAGCAATACGCGTACTAAAACTGGCGTCAGATCCCATGACAATGTCTGTCACTGCCGTTGTGATCTTTTCTTTTGCTGTTCGCTTGGGAGGAACAATGCTATATTGTTCATTAATGCCTTCAGTATCAAACTGCGGCAAGATTTGTTCATCGTTTGCGTGTAGTAATGCGACGTCCATATTGTAATTAAAAGTCGATTGAGGCTCAATAACCGAGAGCTAGGTTGTTATTAATTGTAGAATTTGAGATGAGGTTTTTCATAATGAAAAAGTCTGAGTGAGATGGTACATATGCACCATAATGAAATT